AATGTGCCGCACCATGCCGTTGAAGACTTCTGCGACTGCGATGTCGGCTTTGTCATCGGCAGGAATAACCTTGCCACTTGGGCGGTTTTGGCGTTGGTCATTGGTTACTTGCCGGACGTGCTGCGGCAGTTTGTTAATAGTCAAGCAAGGGCGAGCGTTAATAGTTTGCCCCTGCACCGCGCCGCGCGTAGCCAGCACGTCGGCAGGCCACTGCCAATGGTTGTCAGGCGAACCGGCGTAAAACTTCAGATCGTCAATCTCATCCTCGCGGGACTCAGACAACGCGCCAATCGCCATATCCAAGCGGCTGCGGGCAGTCGCCAAGATGTTGGACTCGGTGTCCTTCTGACCGCCGCCGTTGGATACTGCGCCTGCGGCGGCTATGCCGGTGTAATCAGCCATTATTTCTTACCTTTTGTGTTACACTACGCAATAACAACGTGTATTGGAGTAGCGTATGCCTAATTATGGACATCCCACCGGCGTAAACAAAATTTGCCAATGTTGCAAGGCTGAGTACTATGTTCCGCCTTACAGGGCTGAAAAAGCAAAATATTGTTCCCGTTCGTGTTTGGCAAAAGAACATTTGGAACAATTTGCGCATCTTCGTTTTCAACCTACTGATAAGCCAAAGCATACTTACAAAACTATGACTGTAAATGGAAAACAAGTGCGTGTCCATAGGCACCTTATGGAGCAGCATTTGGGCAGAAAATTGGCTTCGTGGGAACATGTTCATCACATCAACGGTAATTCGCATGATAACCGGCTAGAAAATTTAGCCGTGCTGTCAAATGCAGCGCACCAAAAAGTTGAAGTTGAAGAGCGCATGAGGCCTATTTGGAACGTTTTGCAGCAGGGGTCTTTGCCGCCGCGCGTTTAACTGCGTATGCGATTGCAACACTTTGAGCCACCGGCTTACCGGCGGCCACTTCGGCTTTCACGTTCTTACGGAAAGCCTCGGGTGATTTTGACTTAACTAAAGGCATTACTTACCCTTCTTGGCCGTCTTGGCCGATTCTTTGAATGCTTTGGCGGTAGGAGCGCCTGGCGTACCAGGCTTACGCATCTTCTCTTTGGAGCCAGCCGCAATGCGCTCTTGCTTGGTGTGAATGTTGGCGTAAAGCCCAGGTTTGCTTGCCATACTAAGACCCCATCCATGAAGTTGATACGCTGTTGCCCTGCGCGTTTATCCGGCGGGCGGGTTCAGTATACTCGCGGTGCGCCACGGGAAACGCGAACGTAACGCATATAGCGTCCGCTGCGTCGGGCGATGCAAGACCGCGTGCTTTCATTTCTTTCTTGCTCTCCAAGAAGATTGTTCCGCGTGAATCAGGCTTCATCATAGGCGAAATCAAATCCGTCTTCAAGAACCTGTCGCTGGGGATACTAGCAGATTTCAGCCACTCCCTCATTTCACCCCACATCTGCGCCCGCATATTGCCGTACATAATCGGGTTTTTAGCCTTGTTCCCAAAGTTAATACCTTTGACCTTGTACCGTTGCTCCTTGAGCCGGTCGACAATCCCTGCGCCCAAGCCACCCTCGTCAATCACCACCAGCGCCGGTTTATATTCCTCAATGGCCTCAATGACGTGCCCGACCACCGTCATAGTGTCGTCGCCCCGGTGCCGTGCGATGTTGACAATATCCCGCCCCTGCCGCACCGCGATGACCGTCGCGTCTGCGCCAAACCGCGCCGGATCGACGCCGATGATGATAGGCGCGCTGTTGTCCTTGTACTTCTCACGCTTCATGGCCGCGTCCACCACGTCCGCCGGTATGAACTGATCATCCCCCGCGTTGGGGAACATACCGTACACCTCGACGTGCGCCTGACTAGACTCCGGCCCATATTCCTGGATGATGCGCTCGTAAACCTGCTTGTCTGTACCCTCGACTGTGCGCGCGTCAACCACCTTGGTTTTCCAGAAATCCCGCTTGCTGTTGAACGCCTCGTAGAAGTACCCCGTGTTGCGGCGCGGGTTGCTGAACGCCAGCCAGAAACGGTTGGGCGTGTTCTCCGTGAAGAACCCGCTGGTCACCGCCCAGATAGAGTCGTCAATACCGCTGGCTTCGTCGAACACCACCAGCACCCCGTCGAAGTTATGCACACCCGCGTAAGCGTCAGGGTTTTCCGCTGACCAGAGCCTGCCCTCCACACCCCAATATCGTGTGCCCTTTTTCAAGTCGCGCTCGACCAATTCGGTCAGCCATTTAGCAGGCATCAGCCGGGTGGCGCTTACTTCAAACCAATGACTGTTTAGCGCCATTGCCAGCCACTTGGTGATCTCGGCCCAGGTGATTGACCGGAGTTGAGATTCTGAGTTAGCAGAGATGATGGTCGTCGAACCAATCCGCGTGGACAACATCCAAATTGTGATCCAACTGACTAGCGCCGACTTGCCAATACCGCGTCCTGACGAAATGGCTTCTTGCAGCACCGCGTAGTCAATCTGTCCCTTGTTCGCTTGGATGTGCGCGGCAATGTCTTGCAGCACTTCGCGCTGCCACTTGCGCGGCCCTTTGAAGTTTTCCAACGGCGTACCCTTGACGCCCCACGGAAACACTAGGGCTACAAACGCCAGCGGGTCGTCCTTAATGCGCGGCGTCCACAGACGCGCCATTAGTTCCTGCTCGTCTTCAGCGCTGTATTTGGTCGATTGCATCTACAACCTCAATTACACGCAACTCTGCGTCGTGCAACGCTTGCGTGATGGATATACGTTGGTCGATGTCAACCGAGATGGATTGTTTGGCCACCCAGCCGTGCTGATGCTTGAGGATTTCCAACGCCGCTTTGGCGTCGCCCTCGCGCGCAGCGTTGTGCAGGATGTTGGCCATCTCGCGTTCGCCGTCGGCTTTGCCTTTGATTGCGGCCATTTCGGCCAGTGGGTCAAGTTGGCATAGTTGTCGGTACTCGTCGGGTCGCATCCCTGACGCCAGGGCAAGCGTGTCGCCTTTGAGTCCTAGCTTGGCAGCGTCGTAGATTGACTGCAAGCGCGATTCAGTCGCTTCGACTTTGCGAATGGTCAGTGGCAGTGATTGGAACATTGGTTCTCCTGCGCCGGGGGCGTGTGCTGGAATTTTATATTAAAAAAATTTGTTCGTGAAGGCTCCGTTACCGTTGGCCCTTGGCCAGGGCCCTCCCCCCTCCCTCCCAGGCACAAAGCCACCGGCCACCACACTACAAGTTTAGTTGTGTTGGCAATGTTGGCTATGCCCACAACATCGGGCCGCAAACATGGAAGATGTTGGCTATGTTGGCTATTGTTTTTTGATAGCCAACATAGCCAACATATGCGCCAGTGCAGCGCGCCTGGTGCGCGTGGCCATGTTGGCACGTGCGGTCATTTGTGGGTCATGTGGGCCATGTTTCCGCCCATTTTCAGTCGCTGGCCAAATATACGTACGGGTTTACCCTATACCCATTACTTCACATAATATATATACATTTTTTCAGGGTTATAAGTACATGACAAAATAGCCAATAGCAGAGCGCTCTCCAATGACCGGCGCATAATTGGCCGTGCCAACAGCGCCACCGACAATTTGCCAATCCTAACGATTCTCCAACTATTTATGTGAAAATCGCAACTAAAGAGTGAATAATTGTAAAACAATCCCTTACAATAGCTACGTGGCAACATCGCCATGCAATAGAGTAAACGACCATGACACAATCAGAAAACCGCGAAATAGCTACAGCGATCCGCTACAGCGCCGCTGGCCTAGGCCCCGATTACCTGGCGCGCGCATTGTCCGCGCTGTATCGCAGCGCGCGCAGCGCCAAAAGCCAGCGCGAAATACTGGCCGTCGCGCTGGCAAACAGCGTATTGTTCAACCCTGAATTTTTGAAATAAGAGCTTTCTGCAAGCGGCCTGCTCAGGCCGCTTGCGGGCTGGCTCTCAGCCACTAACCTAAACTGGAGTACCCTATCATGCAAGTTTCAATTCAGATCAAGACAATCAAGGCCCTGCTGCACTTCGCCGCAAAGAAAGACATTCGCTACTATCTGCAAGGCGTGCAGATCGAGCAGGGCGAGACCGGAACTTTTGCAGTGGCCACTAACGGCCACTTTCTCGCCGTTGCGCGTATTGACACTCAGGCGCAAGCCCCGGCGAGCGTCATTGTCGGGTCGGATCACTTGAGCGCCGCTATCAAGGGCAACAAATTGGACTTCATAACGCTCGACGTCGACGGCCCCAAGGTGACAATCAAGACGGGCGCGAGCGAAGTGACGGTGCAGGCCGTTGACGGGCGGTATCCGGACTGGCGCCGCGTGATCCGCGCGCCTCAGACTGGCGAACAAGCGTACTTTGACCCGGATTATTCGGCGACTGTGCAGAAAGCTGCGCGCGAGTATCACGGCAACAAGTCGCTTTACCATGTCAATCAGAACGGCAACAGCGTAGGCCACTGCGCGATAGATGATGACCTGCAAGTCTTTGTGATGCCCGTGCGCGCAGGCGGGTCTAATCCGGTCGCGCCTTGGGTGGGCACCTGCTAATAGTGCACTCTGCAAGCGGCCACAATGGCCGCTTGCGGGCTTGCATTGTCGCTAGCCACTAACCTAAACTGGAGTTCACCATGTATAAGACAATCAACGTATACGCTTTTCGGGATGCTTTCCGCGCCGCTAACCGGTCGGATCAATTCAGTTATGACGCCCTGGGTATGCTTTTCGACTACTTCGACGACGTTGACCCGGATCAAGAACTTGACGTTATCGCTATCTGCTGCGCGTTTTCCGAGGATATGCCCGCGTATATCGCTGACCAGTACGACGTTGACGTCGATGGCCTCGACGACGGCGAAGCCCTCGACGCCGTGCTCGAATACCTAAGCGAAAAGACCCAAGTTATCGGCGTCACCGACGCGGGCGCCGTAGTCTATAACTCGGAGTTCTGACCATGAACTACTATCTTGAGGGTTACCAGGACGCTCACAGCGGCGCGGGCTATGACCGGCGTCACGCTAAAAACCGGGAATATAACCGGGGATGGAATGACGCCGTGCGCGGCGAATATATCTGAGGGCTATCTGCAAGCCTTGCGCGCAGGGCTTGCGGGCTATCCTTGGCCATAATCTAAACTGGAGTACCCTATCATGCATCCTACTATTGCAGCAGCCCTGCGCCCTTATATGCCACACGGAGAATCCGAACGCGCCGCCTACATGGTCGGCGACCGCACCACCCAGATGCTACTCGCGCGCCTAGAAAATCTAGAGGATGCTGTCGGCGTACTAATTAACGCGGTCGAAACCTACGGGCTGGACAGCGACGAATACTTAGACGCGCTCGCCACCGTGCGGGGGATGCTGTGATCCGGCGCGCGCTCGAGGCGCTCGCGGTGGCGACAGTGTTGTCTATCCCGTGGGCGATCTATTTCTACAACATGACGCCACCATGATCGCATTATTTGCGGCCTTAGTGGCCGCGCTGCTGGCGATCCTTTTAAACCTATGATCCAGCCCCTTCGGGGGCTTTTTCTATGGCGCGGCGCAGGTCTGAGCGTGTCCACTTGTCCGCTAGATCAGGCGCGCAGAAAATATGCTTTTTCGTTTGGTACTCACGGGACGCAAGGCGGCCCATGTCAATCCAGCCCGCCTCCTTGAGCGCGTGCATGAGCGCGGCGGGTACTACTTTCACGCCAGGGGGCGCAAAATGTTGCAGTTCGTCGCACACTGCGAAAAATGGCGCGCCAATCACGCCGCCAGCGAACGCACGGGCGCGGCCCCTGATCATGTTCACGAGGAAGGATTCCGCGCCGCTCATGCCGTGCTCGACCATGATGGCTTTGGCTTCGGTCATTGGCGGCGGGGCCGATGGGTTCCACGCTGACACGTCACGCGACATCAGATACGCGGCCACGGCCGCAAAGCCGCCACGGTGTTCGTACCAGTTCCACAAGGACACGGCCTCCGCCTCCGGCAGGCGGTCGGCCTCGGCCCATAGGCAGAACCAGCGGCGATCCTCGGAAGGGATGCTAATGGCCGCACGCTCGTTTGAGAATGCCACCACGAACACACGGTTAAGGGCCATGTACGGGTGCAAACCCTTGCGGTTCACGGGGAGCAGTTCGGGCGGGGCGGCGATGATGGGTTTCAAGACGTTTTCCAGTGCCCGGCGGTCGCGGGCCTCGGTCTGGCGCAGTTCGGCGATCTCCATCACTTCGCATTCGAGGGCATAGCCCCACTGCGAACTCAGGTCTTCGGATTTCACGAGGGAGCAATTGGCCTTGCCCTTGCCACCAATCGACCAAAAGAATGGGGCGAAGAGGGTGTCCTTACCGGAGCCCGGCGAGCCGCCCATCAGGATTGCATGGTTGATCTTATGGCCGGGGAATTGCACCTTATGGGCAAGGGCGTTCAGCAAGTGCTCACGCTCAAAGTCTATCGGAACCATGCGCTCCAGGTGGCGCATCCACGGCCCCACGTCACCCGGAACGGGCGCGGGGCGCGCGTCGCGCCAGCGGTTGCCGTAGACCAAGCCCTCACGGGATACTAGCACCGCGCCGCCCGCAGCGTAGGTGATGCCGACCAAGGCCTTCGCGCCCTTGGCTTGGCGGTTCTCGTCGAACGATATGGACGCTTCAACCTGACGCTTGCCGCCCTGGTCACGAATGGATACGCAGCGAATGTGCCGGAAAAGGGCGTTAAACGTACCACGCGACAGTTCGCGGCGGTCTTGCATATCGAAGTAGGCGTCGTCGTCCTGGATGTACGCGAATCGCTCGTACCACTGCGATTTCTCAATCCGGCCAAGCTCACGCTGCTCTACGGCGGCGATGACCTCGGCGGCATCGTTCGGAAATTCAGGTGTCGGAGCCAGTTTGGATAGCGCGCCGTCCATCACGGCGGCCAGCAACTCATCACGCAAGCCGTGGGCGCGCGACGGCCCACCCTGCTGTTCGACCCAATCAAGATACGCTTCGCTGTCCCAATCGGCGCAGTGCTCATGCAGGCAGCAGTAGGCGCGGTTGACTGGGTTGTAACGGCCCATCGGGTTACCGTCGCTGTGTTCGCCGTGATTGGGGCACACGACGCCCCACCAGCCAGCGGCATTGCCACGCTCCAGCAGATCGCCACGGGACGCGGCCCACGCCAGCACGTCGTCGCCACCGTCGTCGGTCAGGCGGATCGGGCGCACGGTCGCGGTGTCGGCGGGGTTCGGCGTCACGCCCAGGGCGTCGCAGATAGTTCTAAGGGAAAACTCACGATCAGGGTAGAACTCGACCAAGCGGGACGCGAAGCGCTCACGCCCAGGTTTCAGGTTGAGCGAGCCGGGGAGTCTGAAGTTACGCACGGGGTTGATGGCCCCGCCGTCGGTGTAGCCCGCATCGGCGATGGCCACGATAGCGGCGGCGAAGTCGCCCTTCATGGGCTGGTCGTCCAGGGCGAACGTGTAGCCGTACTGATAATTGCTGGGCGAAGTCTCCATGATCCACGTCGGGGCGATGGGCGGGACTTTGGCTTTCGTGCCCACGTCGTCCAGCACGAGGAACGCCACACGCTCACAGTTATCGGCGCGGGCGGACGGGCGACCGGCCTCAAATCGGTCGATGATGAAACAGCCGGTGTTGCAGTACCACGCTTGGTCGGCCTTCCACTTGTTGGGCAGGTACGCAGGCCAAGTGCACTTGATTGCGCCATCCATATGGAACTGCAACTCGCCGTTAGCGAGAATGGGCTTTTGCCGCACGAACAGGATGGTCTCGCCCTCGGGCGCGATGTTGGCCAAGTAGTCTAAGAAATTCATTTTCCGTATCTCTCCATGATTGAGACTTCAGCGTCTAGGGGTAAACCCTTGGCCCAGTCGGGCGGGGTGCACATGATTGAGCGCAACGCATCAGGGTCGGGCGTCGCGGTTTCAATCACAATTTCGTCGTGGACGTGCAGAACCACGTCGTCAAGCTGGCGCAGCGAATGGCGCAGCAAGTCATTGGCCACAGCCTGGGTGATGTTCTCGCAGGCAAGCCCTTTCCACAAACGGGCGCGGGGCCATTCGGTAGCGTCAGCGGCGGGCTTCCAAGCAGCCTTGGCATAGGTGATACCTTCGGATTCAAGACGGGCGTAGGGATAGCACAAGACGCGGCCAGACGGTAGGGCGTACCACAGGTGCTGGCCGTCGAACATATACGTCACGCGGCCTGCCCCGAATTCTTTGCCCTTGTTCCGCATGGCGCGGGTGTAGGCTGATTCTAGGTCCTGCCAGTACGGCACAGACCAAGGGTTTGCCCTACGCCACCCGTCCACCATGCGGCGGGCGTCGGACTCGGGTAGGGTAATCCCGTAGATGCGGCCCATCGCGGCAAACGCCCCGACGCCACCGGCAAAGCCGCAAGCCAGTTCCTGAACCTTGCCGATTTGGCGCTGGTCTTTGGTCACGTCGGCCACGGGGACGTGGAACGTCGCGCTGGCGTTGACTTTGTACACGTCCTCGCCGGACGCAAACAACGCCAGCTTGGCGTCGCCCTTGCCGGACAACCAAGGGTTTACCCTGGCTTCGATGGCGGCCCAATCGGCGACGACTAGGTGTTTACCCTTGGCCGGTATCAGCGCGGGTCGAAGCATTTCTCGAAGGACATCAGTGACACGTTTTCCAAACTTAGGGACAATGGCGTGGCCTCTGACCATTGCAGTTCGTACATCTCCGGGGGCCACGGCGCATCTTCGTGAAAAGTTGTGCACTTGCGCGCCATAACTGGATGCTCGGCCTGTTGCGCTGCCTCCAGCAAAGACGAATGCGCCGCGAACTCGGCCATCCTCTTCATCTGATAGCTGTGCAAGGCGGCTGAACTTCGCAACCGACGACGCCCATAGGTCGTCGGCGCATTGGATGACTTCTTGTACATCGGGGGGCACTCCATCACAATTGAGTAGATTAAACCGGACGGTCTTGTCGATGCTGACCTTGCCGTCCTTCTGCATTAGCTTGCGGGCTTCGTCGTCCACGCGGTCGTAAACCCAATCGCGCATCTTCGGCGACCGCACGCTGGTGATCGCGCCTTCGGTCACTTCGGCCACGATGTCTTGGATTTCGATTAATTCGGCGCTGGCGTACTTGACCGCAGCGCGGCACAGGTCTACGTCCACCAGCACACCACGGTCGTTTATGCGCTCGTTGACGTGGTAGTCGCCTAACTCCTGCGCGGACAATGGCCGCATGGCCTTGCTGATAGCGCGCATGGCCCGCACGTCCTGTTCGCAGTAGGCCACCATCTCGGCGGTTAACTCGGGCGATTCTTCGTAGGGCGGCACGCTCATCTTGCGGATTAGCTGCGCTCCGCGATGGTCTTTCTTCATGGACGCGCCAGCGAAGCGGCCCACGTCTTCAAGTGAGCCAGGGGCGCAATTGGCGCGGGCCTGTGCTGCTGTGCAGTAGAACTGCTCCAAATTAAAATTGATTCCCAACACGTACCAAAAAATTAGGCGCTCGAAAGCGGCGTTGTGGGCGTAGATCAAGCCCTTATGGTCTGCGACCTGTTGCGGGAACGGCTGGTCGGGCAACCACGTCTGAACGCCCTCGTCGTCGAAGGCGTAGGACATACACAGCACTTCAGTTGTCCCGTGCTGCGCGTAGTTGTAAACGCCCGCGACTTTTAGGTCGCAGGCGCTACGGGTTTCAAAGTCAACCCAGAGAGTCATTAGGCCGCTACGCGACGACGACGACTCGGGGCAGCTTCTTCTGCTTTCGGTGCTTCGGGTTCACCGTCGAGAGAAACCCAATCCACGACCTCGAAGACCGGCGTAAAAATCCGGCCATACGACTTGTGCTGGTAATGCTCCTTCTTGAGACGCACGACCGGCACGGGTTTGGATTGGTCTTTGTCGACCTGATCTGCCAAAGCCACGGCAAGAGCCTGAACGCTGCGCTTACCACCCACCGAGGTGGTCGTAAAGCGGGCTTCCATGCCCTTGTCTTCGCCGTTGATGCACTTCAACGACATACCCACCTGTGTCTCCCAGCCCTTTTTGGCTGCTGGCGGCGCACCGTCCAGTTCCGGCAAGGGTTGAGATACAGGCACCATCTTTTCACCCAACACTTCACCGTCGCCCCAAGCAATAAAGCCGTGGACAAACGAGAAAGGATTGACCGCCCAGGTGCTGTCATCTTCCACTTCGGTCTGATCCGCGCCGAACACCCAGTGGCCGGTCTTGTCCATCTTGAGGATGACAGTACCGGCTGGGCCTACGTCGGATTGGATTGCCCGCAGGGAAGTTGCGAGGGTGGAGACTGCGGGCAAGCCCGCTTGAGAGAACGCTACTAGATTGGACATAAAGTTCCTTTATTGCAGTTTAGAAAGGGCAGCGGTTAATTGCTTGCCCAACAAGATCACCTCGGGGCGTGGGTCATCCACGCTGGCCAAAGTGTTACCTGACGAGATGGCGACGACCAAATCACCCGGCAGGCCGATCTTGCGCTTTTTGAGCGCCTTCTCAGCCTTGGCCGGAGAGATTACGGACATCTCCACCACTTCAGATTCGGGAAGACTTTTAAGTAGTTCGGCCTTGGCCTTCTCCTCGTCAGTCCATGATCGTGTGGCCCGTTTGGCCACCAGTTTGTAGCCCGGCACGGGCGTGCCGGACTCCAGCATAGCAAACGCCAGCGCCCGCAGGTCGGTAATCCATTGCTCCAGCAGATCAGCGTTGGCCAAGTACGACCCCAGCATCTGAGTGTCAATGGCTTGCAGTTTGCTTTGCAGCGCGCGATCTACAGCGCCGGTCATCTGCGGGCACACCGGCTTGGCGGCGCACCAGCGGCAGTGGTCGCCCACTTCCAGCTTGGCGTTGGGCTTCTCGGACGCCTTGACGGCCTGCACCAGTTCCAACTCGAACGCTGCGACGCGCTCGGGCGTTGTCACCCACCGCTTGACAGCGGGCGGCTGGACAATGACCATCTCAATCTCGGTTGCACCCTCAAACGCCCACTGGACGGCGGGTGTTCGCATGGCCGCAGCGGCGTAGAACAGCAGTTGCGGGTTTTCCTCGACTTCCACGGCTACGCCATCACCAAATTTCCAATCAAGGACAACAGCCCGATTGCCGATGCGGCCAATGAGATCGGTGCTGCCAAACACGCCAGGTAATAGGTCACCAAAGTTAACGCTTGTCTCGGCTTCAATTTCCATCTCCTGGTTCGGGTCAATCTGATCCAGCGCCGCCAGCGCGGGCTTGAGTTTGTCGTCAATCAGTTCCTGCGTCAGCACTTGGTCTTCGTACTTGGTTCCGAGGTAATGCTCAGGCTTGTTGCCCGACATGACGATTTCGGCAATGACGTTGTGCAGCAGCGTGCCCTCGTCGGCGTACTTGCTGCTGGGCTTGGGCGGCATCTTGGCCACCAGCGCCACACTGCCTGGGCAGTTGATGACGCGCTTGGCGGTGCTACCGCCGACGATGCTTGAGTGTTGCACTTGACTCTCCTGTAGTTGATGAGGCGTTCAGTGTAGCACAAATAAAATTCTGTCAAGAACTTTTTTAGTGTTATATTTGCGGCATGAGAGAATCAGAAATCGAACGGCACTTCGTCTGGACGGTGGAGCGTATGGGTGGCATCACCTACAAGTTCACCAGCCCCGGACGCAAGGGTGTGGCCGACCGGATCGCCTGCCTGCCGGACGGCTCGACGTGGTTCGTGGAACTCAAGACCAAAGGCGGGCGATTGTCAAAGCTACAGATGTTATTCGCTGAACAGATAACTTCAGTAAACCAAAAGTATGCGTGTTTGTGGACTAAGGAGCAGATTGATGACTGGCAACGAAATTAGAAAGCTGGCGTGGGATCAGTTTAAGCGGCATCCCAGCGAGGTTGAGATTGAATTGGCGTTGGCGGCGGTGCGGCTTGACCGCGCGGTTGTTGTGCGTGAAATTAAACGCAGTGCGGCAGGCGTTCAATGTGGCGTTGCTAAACCTGATCTTTGGGCATTAGCCCAATACATTGAGAGCGCAGTGAAGTGAAACTTAGACCCTACCAAGAGCAGGCGGCTGACTTCCTGTTCGAGCGCGACCGGGCGATGATCCTCGCCCCTGTGGGCGCGGGCAAGACAGCCATCACGCTCACGGCCATGCAGGATATGCTGCAAGCGGGCCACGTCAAGCGCTTTCTAGTGCTGGCCCCCAAGCGGGTGGCCGCCAGCGTCTGGCCGGTTGAGCAGCCCAAGTGGGCACCCAATATTACGCTGGCGGCGGCTGTGGGCACGGCCAAGCAGCGCAAGGCAGCGTTTGCATCCAACGCCCAGGTGGTGGTGACCAACTACGAGAACCTGCCCGAAGGCAACTTCGACGCGGTGGTGTTTGACGAACTGACGCGGCTTAAGAACCCCAGCGGCAAGCGCTTCAAGGAACTGCTGAAATTCCTCACGCCCATCACCATCCGGTGGGGGCTGACCGGCTCGTTCACCAGCAACGGGCTGGAGGACGTGTTTGGCCAGTGCAAGGTGGTTGACCAGACGTTGTTGGGCCGCAGCAAGGGCGCGTTTATGCAGCAGTATTTTGTGCTGACCAACCCCGACTACGGCGAATGGATGCCCCGTAAGGGCAGTCTTGAGAAAGTCATGGCCGTGATAAAGCCCGCCACTTTCGTCTTGGACGCTGGTGAGTATAGCGACCGACTCCCGCCGCTGCACACCGTCGAAGTGCGCTGCGACCTGTACGACCGCAAGCCTTACGAAACCATGAAGAAAGACTTTGTGCTGGAGGAGATCACGGCGGTCAACGCGGCGGTGGCCACCGGCAAGTTGCAGCAGTTGGCCAGCGGGTTTGCGTACAACACGACGCAGACGCCATCGCATATCCATGGCAAGTGGATTACGGTGCAGACGCCAGTGTGGTTTGACACCGCCAAGTTTGACCGGCTGCATGAATTGTTAGAGGAGAACCAACGTGCCAACACGATCATTGCCTACAACTATCAAGAGGAACTCGCCGAACTCAAGCGCCGGTATCCCGCCGCGCAAACACTGGATGATGACCGCGCCATTGAGCGTTGGAACGCAGGCCGTATTGAACTGCTACTTGTCCATCCAAAGTCGGCGGGCCACGGACTTAACCTCCAACACGGCGGTTGCCGAATCGTATTCTTGTCCTTGCCCTGGTCGCTCGAACTGTACGAGCAAACCATCGGGCGGCTGCACCGTAGCGGCCAGCGGCATGACGTGTGGTGCTACGTGATGCTGACCAACAAAACCGTGGACGAACGCATCTGGGCGGCGCTGCACGACAAACGCTCGATTTCTGATATTGCTATGGATGAACTTAAATGCTAGATAAATTGAAAGCCCAACTCAAAGCGGCCAAGGCCGAACTGAAAGTCCGCGCGCGCAACGTCAACGCCGCCTACAAAGCGTACGACCGTTGTTGCGATCTCATTACCAAACTGGAGAACCGAATTGAAATCTACATGGCGAAGCGTAAATGATTACCTGCACACCTTGTCCGAGGACGAGGTGCTGCGGATGTTGAATGAAGAACGATCTACGCATAAACGGGTATCCATGCTGGAGCGTTTGCACCAGCGATACAGCGCCCTGCGAACCACGCGGGAACGATTAGAAATATTACGAGAGGCACGACAAGTATGAAATATGTCCTTGATTTTTTTGCCCTGCTTGGGCTAGTTGCGACCATTCTTGTGATTGGTTTTTACATTGGATACATCACCTATCAACCAAAGTGCCGCACTGTGGCGGCGCTGTTTACGGAACAATGCAAATGAAAGCAAACGACAGACAAGTGGGTGGCAACCACTACAAAGTCATGGTAGTGCAGCCTTGGGACGTGATGGAATTTACCCTCACAAAAGAAGAATTCCGTGGCTTCATTAAAGGAAACATTATCAAGTACGCCATGCGCCAGGGAAGCAAGGAAGGCAGTGATGATGCCAGCAAAGCGCAGCACTACATGGAAAAACTGATTGAGTT